CATCCAATGCGGTGGATTTCTCCACCAATTCAAAACGTCAATGATAAACCGCTGATCTATGCTGATGATTTTCACTCGTCGCTCCTCAACAACGGACTGCACCGAAGCCTCATTCGTCTCGCTCATCTTATTACCTCTTTCCTTTCGGCTCGGTGAATCCGAGCGTTATCGGGATTCAGCTTCGCTCACAAACGACGGATCAAACGAATCAAAAGCCGCTTCCAGGCATGACTCCATAGTGCCACCGCGCACGTCGACGGTGGCGTCCCCTAAACATGGGGCGCACGCAAGCCGCCAACAACCGCCGAGAGGTTCGCCCTCTCCGTGAAATGCTCCAAACTGAGCACACCACAGATTGTTCTTTACGTGATATTCAAGGCACTTCATCGCCCGCAATGCTTTTTCTGACATCAAAAAACCCGATAACCAAAGGATGCACCAAAGCCCCCGATGGTGCGTTATTGAATAAAAGGATCACTGCGGGGGCTTGGTGATCCTGTGGGTTCGTCTTATTAGCGGCGACGGTTCCGCTTCTTCGATTGCTTGGCAATGTTCTTGCGGATGTTCCGCTTGGCTCGTTCTGCCTTGGAAATCGAACGTCCTGGACCGCAATCCTGCGATGCTACGTGTTGCCCTGGCTGCATCATTCCGCCCAACGCCATCCCGTACAACCCCAGCATTCGCATTCGTGCTTGACGTGCGACAGGTGATTGACCATCAAACATAATTGACTCCTAACCGACGAACCAACGGATGCACCAAAGCCCCCGATGGTGCGTTACTAAATTGGAAGGATCACGCGGGGGCTTGGTGATCCTGGGGGTTATGCGGACTCATCCACACCATCATCCTGGACCATCCGCTGCCTCAGCATTGCGTCCGCTTGCTGATACGACCACTTGGCTAATTCGCTTTCGCCGTAATTCAGATGCACATCCTCACGCGACAGCATCGCAGCCATCGCCTTTGCGGCAAAGTAATCGCGCAGCGTCATACCAGTGTCGCCGTACTCGTAGCACGGAAATGCTCCCTCTTCGATTCCCATCGTCCTATCCCTCCTCCGCATAACAACCCCATGCACCCAAGCGGCGTTCGGGTGCTTTATCGTTGAAACCATCACCCCGCCGCTGGGTGATGGGTAGGTGTTATGCCTTTACTGCAAAGTAAATCCAGGCGGTTTGGTAAATTCGCACCACCCCGCCGCTGGGTGATGGGTGGGGTTCGTCAGCCGAGCAGTTCTGCTTGTACGATGATCCCGCATTCTCCGCCGCGATGGTTGATCTGGTGGATCGTCGCAGTCGGATACTCTGCCATCACCAACTCCGTGACCTTAGCCGCCGATTCCGCTGCCACCATGACATGCACGTTGCTATCGTGCGTGTACTCCTTGAAGCTGCCATCACTCTGCGACCACCGCTTTGTTTCTGGCCTGGAGAATCGAACGTCCCAAAACTTTGCTTTTGCCTTGATTTTCATATCTATACCCTTTGCTGCAATTCGTAAAGTATTCGCCACAATGCCGACATCACCAGAAACGAAAACAAGATCAGCATCACGCACAAAATCCCCAACGTCTCCGCAATCGCGTCGAGCTTGTCGGTTGTGATCGGTGGCGGCTCAAACGGGTCGTCTGGAACGCCTTCAATCCTGTCCATTTCGATCTCCTTTTTCGACCTGTTGCGGGAATGTGTCGATTGGTTCGACAAGTTACCCGAGTCGCTTCATGAAACGAGCGGTGGCAATCGGTGCGACTTCGCGACGAGGTAGAGCTGCGGCGGGTTCGCACGGTGCTTGCAGGAACTCTGTAAGTGCGGACTCGGTGATCCGGTAGTGCTTGTGGCCTCCGGTCCCAAGATTGACGGCAGCGAGCCGACCGCGTGCGATATGCTGACGCACGGTGGACACAGAGCAACGGAGTCGATCTGCGACTTCCGCGATGGTCAGAATGTTTTGCATCTCTCTCCCCTCGGTCGAAAACCTGGCCGGGCTACCGGAGGAGCGGCAGAAGTATGTGTCGCTACTGTTCAAAAGTCAAGTAGGATCTTAGCCAGACAATCACTGCGAAAACCATCGATGCAACAATGATTTCGTAATGCCGGCTGTCGAGACCAAAGGTGTCCATCGTCCCCCTATTTTATCTAAACGAAAAGATAGAAACGAAAGGAGAGGCAAGCATGTGGGATGTGTTGGTTGTCGATCTGGTTACAGGCCAGTCGTTCGTTGGCTGGCAATCACTTTCTCCGCGGCGTGCGTCGCGTGTTTTTCGCCGGTGGCGGGATCGGGACAGCTGTTTGATCTTGGTCGCTGCTGGAAGCCTTTCGGATCTCCGCTAGTCGTTGCTCATTCGCGGCGATCGCCGATTCGTCCTTTGCGTCCTGTTTGCGGCGGTTTGCAAGCTGTTCTGCGAGTTCGGCAAACGGGTTGCTGGTTTGCCGGATTGCTATTGGGTGAATCAATCCCGCCTTGACGCTTGCGGCGTCAAATTCTGCGGCTTCGTCAGGATCTAGCTTGGTTTTCGCACGGTTGAACTGTGCGAAGTGCGTTTGGCATAAGCCTCGCGAACGTGCTGGTTTTTCACAGAAGATGCAACTCGGTGTTTTGCTCATCAAAAAAGTTTTCCAGCTTTTTTGAGATCACGCAAGTTGTTTATTCTGTTTGCGTTACGTTTATCTGGAAACGTCAGTAACAAACAAATCTTGATGAAACTCTGTTGACAAGTTGTTTGCGTTGTCGATACTGTTTGCACATCCATGGATGGTTTGATTCCGATCCTGGAGGTGAACATGAGTCGCATGGCAAAAGAACTGTTGATTGAGGCGTTGTCTATGGGCAAAAGTCGGATCCCAAAACGAACGAAAGAGCGTGCGGCCAGTGGTCTGTGCGTGATTCAGGGTTGCGACTGCCAGGCGGTTGGACGCGGTTTGTGCGTCAAGCACAAGAACGAGTTTTATTACCGACTGGCTCGCATCAGGACAAAGGTCGCACAACTGGAGTTTGAGCAAGCAGCGATTCGCCGCGGGCTGGTCTTGCCGGTGGGTACGCAGCTGGAGATCAAGCGAGATAAAGCCTCCGTGTTTGCAATGGACTCGGAGAGTGCATGAACAAGTAGTCCTGGCCGGGCTACCGGCCCGGTCTGCATGGTGCAGGCCGGGCGTTTTTAGTCAGCAAAAGGAGTGTCCCAATGTTGGTGTTGTCACGGAAGAAAGATCAATCGATTCGGATCGGATCGCACGCGAGCGTACGTGTTGTGGAGGTTAGCGGAAACCGAGTGCAGCTCGGGATCGAGGCTCCGCGAGCGATGCGTGTACTGCGTGGCGAACTGGTCGTCAAAACGGAGGTCAGCGTGATGGAAGAAGTGTCTGAGGGCGATGGCGTTGACCACGCCAAGTACGCATCGGAATTGATGTATTGCCTGCAACGCTTGCTTGGTTGCACGCACGATCCGAGCTCGGAGCGTCGCGTTGATTTGCGAGGCATCCCGCAGGCGTGGATCCTGGAGACCTACAGCGTCATGGACAACTACGAATCGGCGATGGGGTTGCGGACGATCGAAGAGATCCGCAAGGAGATCGCTGATCGCGAAGGGGCGTCAACGTGAGCGACGTAACGATTGACGGCGTTGCGGAAGCGATCGTTTGGTACTCGGTCGAGCGATCGCTACCAGATGTGATGACGACGGTTATGGTCGCGTCGAACGATGAGTCGTATCCGACATTCATGGGCTACTGGGACGACGATGCGGGATCGTGGTTTTCCATCCACAACGACAAGATGGAAGGTGTCACGCATTGGGCGGACATGCCGGCGGGTCCAGTATGAACGACGATGAATTTGCGGACATTCCGATCGTTCAGTTTGCGGTGTCGGGATTGATTGTGTGGTGCGCAATTCTGACGCTGGCATCGTGGATGTTCGGTCTGCTGTGATGGCGACGAGGGTAGTTTAATCCAGGAAAAACAGCGGTTGGCCCATCCCCGCGTTGCAGGTTCAACTCCTGCTCCTCGTTCTGTGTGTGTGTTGTGTTGTGTTTGTTTTGGAGGTGTGTTGTGAAAATCAACAAAGGCAAAGTCCCGCGTGCCAGGCGGGTACTGATTTACGGGGAAAACGGAATTGGAAAGAGCACGCTAGCAGCTCAGTTTCCGAAACCGATCTTTTTGAATATGGAAGACGGCATCGGAGATCTGGATTGCGATTCGACAGGAGTAATTCGGTCGGTGTCGGAGTTCTACCAGTGGCTAATGCACTTGGTCGAGACGGACTACGAAACGATCGTGGTCGATACCGCGGACTGGCTGGAGAAGCTGATCTTTGCGGAGGTCGCAGCCGAGGCCAACAAGAAGACGATTGACGACATCGGCTACGGCAAAGGCTATCAGTCGGTGGAGCTCAAGTGGAAGAGTCTCTTTGACGGGTTTGCGTTTTTGTGGGGACAGGGTCGGCACATCGTGTTCACCTGCCACGAGATGATTGAGAAGTTCGTGAACCCCGAAGGGGACTCGTACAACTACTGGCGACCGTCGCTGCACGCTAAGGGGTCGGGTTGCGTTACCGAATGGTGCGACGAGGTGCTATTCCTTCG